CCGGCGTTTATAACGTTGGATTTAAATATTGTTATATACCTATAACTATCACCGAATTGACCTATTGTAATGTATTCGCCTAAAGATGATACCCGCGCATTGCCATATACCTGCGCATCGCCAAATACCCATGCATTGCCAAATACCCATGCATCGCCATATACCCGCGCATTGCCATATACCCACGCATCGCCATATACCCACGCATCGCCATATACTGAAAGGTTACTTTCTTTTTCGATCCATCCGCCCAATGCTCCGGCGGCTATACCCATCGCCGCAATAGCCTTGACTGCGCGTATCCGGTGCAGCGTAACGCCATTGACAACCTTTGTCTCGCCTGTCGCTTCAAACTTCTCATTTCTAAATGTCATCATCTATCTCCTTGTTGCTTTCACCATACACAATGGGAAATGCCCGTCAACATAAAATACTTCATTGCAATATTTATTTACTGGGGTATGGTAGCGCTGCAATCTGAAAGGAATGAGATGACTGCAAAAGAAATTATCAAGCTACTGGGCGGCAGAAGCCTTGTTGTTGATATGTTAAACTCGACAGAGGGCCGTGTTAATTCGTGGTGCGACCGCAATTATATCCCCGACTGGTGGCGCGATACGCTGCTGGAAATTGCGGCAAAGCAAGGCAAGCCACTGACGGCTGATGACTTTCCAGTGAAGGGGGATGGGGAATGACTGACTATAAATGGGAAGTGGGGCAGAGGGTTCACCTTACGCCGCACTACGGCCATGAAACCATTGAAATGATTGAGCGTGTAACACCTTCGGGGCGCGCAGTAATTGGCTGTGACCAGTACGGTAAAGACGGGTTTAAGATCGGCTGCAAGAGTGGGAACGGCTTTAGCCGCCATGTCATAATTCAGCCGCTTACGCCTCAATTGGAAGAAGGGGTTGAGCGTCAAAGATTGCGCCGGGCTTTTGCGAGGGGGTCGATTGTTATTGCACGCGCAATTCCCACTCCCAGGCTCCGTGAATTGGCCGCACAGCACAAGGCTATTCTTGATGAATTGGAAGGCATAACCACTAAAACCAAAGGAGATGCGGAATGAATAAACATACGCCGGGACCAGGGGAGGTCATACACCTGAGGCACGACATTGTTGTCAGTACTGAGTCACCTAACAAAGCAAAATACGAGGAAGGCAGATACGCAGCAATAGGGGGATTTGACCGATCGGATCCAGGTCACCTTTCGGAGGCTTTGGCTAACGCCCGCCTGATCGCCGCTGCGCCTGATCTGCTGGAGGCGCTAAGTCGCCTGATAGAGATTGAGGACGGCCCGGGAATGGCGGTCATCGGATGGGAGGGCGCAATGGAACGTGCTTACGCCGCTATCGCTAAAGCAAGGGGTGAGCAATGAACGTATTTAAGTTAATAGAAGAGAACGGCTTGAATTTGCACGGTGACATCGAACACTTTGCCGAGTTGATTAGACAAGAAGAGCGTGAGAAAGTCGCCGCATGGATGATGGCAAGAGGCTACGCAACAGGCCACGGCGACACCATTGAAGACTTGCTGGTCGAGTTGGAGTGGCAAGTTCGCGAGTCCGAGCGTGAGGCGTGTGCGAAGGTGTGTGAGCAAGCTGCGGATGACGAGTTCTACATGGGCAGGCAATACGCAGACGCAATCAGAGCAAGGGATGAGCAATGAAAACCTGTCCACCTTGCAATCAAGACTGCGATCAAGGCAGACGCTGCCCAGCTAGAAAGCCACCTTCGCTTGCAGAGATTCGCCGCAATCTTAATGAAGGCAACGAGATGCTTCAGGATAGCTTTGGAGGCAGGATCTTCTGCGACATGAAGCCTATTGACTCTTATTTCGCGCATCAGGTTGCCCTGCTGATGACGACCATAAAAGCACTGATCGACTACCTAGATCAACACAAAAACGATGGGAAATGACATGGCTTACTACATAAGAGATGGGGAGATCATTCCTGTGGCAGTGCCGCTAGGTCAGCGAGTGAAAATCTCGTCTAACTATCGCAAACCGCTTGCAAACCATATCAGCAGCGATCAGCTATGGCTGCAAGACATCTATTTCCTTCGCAAACTTCCCAGAGAGGCAATCAAGTATCGAGTCGAAAAGGGCTTGCTTTATTTTGTCCTCTGGGGATCTATCGTCGCAGTCATGAATACTATCGGAAGGCATTTGCTATGAACTACCAAGACATCGCACAAATCAATCTAGAAAAAGACCTCAAGACCAAGCAAGGCATGAAATATCTGCCCTGGGCTCGTGCCTGGGATCAGATCATGCGGATAGACCCGACTGCAACCTTCAAGTTTGAAGAAGAAAAATGGTTTGCAGAAACCGTCATGGTCTATTGCTCGCTGACCGTCCAAGGAGTAACCAGGACCGCCCACCTGCCTGTGATGGATTTCAAGAACAAAGCGATCGTGAATCCGAATGCAATGGACATCAACAAAGCCATGCAGCGATGCCTGGTGAAAGCCTGTGCGCTCTTTGGCCTTGGTCTCTATGTCTATGAGGATGAGTCGCTGCCAGAGCCTAAAGTCGAAACAAATATCGAAGCAAAGACTCAGGAAGGCTCAGAATCGGTCGCTGTGGACTACGAATCACTGCTAGACAACATCACTAAGGCAGCCGATAAAGAATCGCTCCATGCCGCTTATATGCAGGCACAGCAGGCATTGCCAAAAGGTGATCCAAGAAGGCTTGATATTGTGAAAGCCAAGGATCTACGCAAAACCGAATTAGGGGTCAAGTGATGGAACAACGATCACCAGAATGGTTTGCAGTGAGACTTGGCAAGTTGACCGCATCGCGCATGTCAGATGCGATGTCGTTTAAGAAGGACAAGACTGAATCTGCCGAGCGAGCTAAATATCGAATGCAGCTCATCTGTGAGAGGCTGACAGGCAATCCATCACCAGTCTTTGTGAATCGTGCGATGCAATGGGGAGTCGAGCAAGAAAACGATGCCAGGATTGCCTACGAGCTCGCAGCGCAAGAGATGGTCGACCAGGCTGGGTTTGTCGATCACCCAAGCATCACAGGCTTTGGCGCATCCCCAGATGGTCTGATTGGCAGCGAAGGGCTTGTCGAAATCAAATGCCCAGAGTCTCTGAATCACCTCACCTGGCTGACAAGCAAGGTCGTTCCTGCCGAGCACAAACCGCAAATGCTTGCTCAGCTTGCTTGCACCAGGCGCAAATGGTGTGACTTTGTTTCTTACGATCCGAGGTTCCCAAAAGGGCTTGATTTGTTTGTTGTCCGATTTCAGCCAACCGAGGAAGAGATCGCCAACGTCGAGGAGCTTGCAGTGCAATTCTTGATTGAATGCGATGCTGTGATCGAGGATTTGCTGGCACTAAAAGAAGGTAAAAAATCATGAGACAAATCTTAGAGCGATGGTTAGAATCTCGCCCTGAATGCCTTACAAAGATCCTGAGATTCGAAAAATCAGGAGTCGTGCTTATAACTCGGTCTGGTACAAGAAAAACTCAGCAAAGCATAAAGCTGTGGTTGCAGCGAATAAAGCTAAGCACAGAGAGGAATGGCAGCGATTCAAAAGCACTTTGCAATGTGCCAAGTGTGGTGCAAGTCACCCTGCGATTATTGACTTTCATCATCTCGATCCAAGCGAAAAAGATAAAACAGTCAACCAGCTTTTTAAGAATTACTCCTATAAAAAAATTAGAGAGGAGCTTAAAAAGTGCATAGCCCTTTGCGCCAACTGCCACCGAATCTTGCACTACGAGGAAAGGATCTCACAGCAAGACAGCGAGAAATCGTCCAGTGCATCCGAATAGGTCTGAACAATGCCGAGATCGCTGAGCAACTGGAGATCTCAATCAATACAGTGAAAGCTCACATTGCGCTTATAAAGCTAAAGATTGGAGCCAGGAACCGAGCTCACATCGTGACTATTGCAGTAAAAGAGACTCAGCCTCTCTGCGCCGAGTAAGACCAGGCATGACTCTGCCAGCAGCTCTGTTCCAGCGTTTTATCTCTTGAGCAGCAGCTGCCCAGTCACGTTCATTTACTCTGCGTTTTAGTGTGCTGATCCTGTAATTGCCAACACCGCAATTGAAGGCAAAGGAGGTAATCGCTGCAAGCCTTCTCGGAGCCTCTTCTGCCAAGCCTGGCGAATGTTGCAGCACTGCTTTCATGAAGTGGATCACTTCATTTTCTAAAGCTCGCTCTGCCTGGTCTTTGGTCCACACAGTGCCTTTTTTGATGTTTGCTCCTGTGCAACCATAGCCAATGGTCCAAGGATCTGCACCAGTGCCAGGATCTGGATAAGCAGTGCAGCCACCATCAGGCAATCGCTTTGCGTACCCTTCAAACTGCTTGATGATTGCAATCGCTATCTTGATTGCCTCTGGATTCACTTTTGATATTTCTCGATGGAGCGACCAATAAACCAAAAAGTGAGCATCATGTTCAGCATGGCAAAGTCATCTTCATCCCAGCTTTTCACGATCACTTCTCGCCAATCAGCTGAAGCATCTAAAGCCATCATGAGACCGACAATCTTGACTGTCATATACATGCCAAAAGCGACCCAAGTGATTCCAGGTCTAACAAGAGCAGAGATCGCAGCGACGAACCATCCCGCAGCCTTGGCAGTCTCAGCTTGCTCCTTGAAAGCCTCCTTTATGGCATCCATCTGAGCAATGCTGTGATCGACATATCGCTCTTCCATCCGAAACTGACCACGCATCTTTTCTAGGTCCGTCTGGAGCGTGAACATTTGCAGCTCGTGGCTTCGCTCGTTCTTCTTGTCAAAATATTTGAGCACTTCTGGAGCAAGTCTAAAAAGACCGCCAAAGATACTGCCAAGCAGACCGCCGCTGAGCAAATCAAACATCATCGCATTCCTAGTTTTTCAGTCAGCTCGTTGACCTTTTCCCAGAGAGCTGTGATCTGTTTGTCATAGCCCTTTTCCAAGTAATCGAGTCTGACCTTTAAGGTCACTGCATAAGCAGCAATGCCGACCACTGCCGCCCCTAAGTACCACAATTTCGAGACAGCCTCGGTGATCGCTTCCACGTCAATGCAGCTTTAGCACCAGGTTGAGCAGCAGCAGGATAATTGCACCGCCAGCACCAAGCAGAATCTGCTCCAAGCGTTTCAATCGAGCGTTAATCTGAGCATATTGCAAGGCACATAAAGCCTCGTGCTTTTCGATTGCTGCTAAAGCCTCATCGCGTGACATTTCATCCTCACTCAAAATCTTCTTTGGTAAAACCAAATTGCTCGATCGTAGATAGATCTTCCTGATCTTGCCAAACTGGTTCCAATGTCGATCCACTGTAGCCAGGCTGGTTGTATCCATCAGGATACGTCTGAACATTGATCTTGCGAATCATTGACCCGCGCAAAGCCTGCATAAATCGTTGATGTTCTACCGTCCCTGCAATTGCATCAAGATCAGCCCTACTGTTGATGACAAACGATGCCATGTCGATTCTCCATCCAATTAA